TCTCGCCGTGCCTGAGGGCTGGCAGGTGGAGACGGACGCCAAGCTCGAGCAGCTGCAGCCGCGGCCCTATCGAGCAAAAGGGCAGGTCGCCACCAAGACGGTCGAATCGTTCTCGCACTACGTCAACACCCACAAGCGGGAGGAATCCCTGCTTTATGCCGTCGTGGACGAGCAGTCCCCGACTCCGCTGCGCGTGACGGCCGTCTTCAATGAGCACCAGGGCAGGCAGGTGGATGATAACGAGGCCGGCTGGCGCGACTTCAGCGCGACGCTTACGCCCGACGTGTCGCACGAATGGAAGATATGGACCGGACACAGTGGCAAGTCCATGAATCAGTTCGAGTTCGCCCTGTTCATTGAAGACAACATCAAGGACATCAGCAGCCAGGAGAACTACCCGTCGGGCACCGACATGCTGAAAATGGCCACCCAGTTTGAAGCCACGCAGGACAAGAAATTCCGCTCTGCCGTACGCATCCAGTCGGGCGGGGTGAACCTGGAGTGCATCGACACCGACGACGCCGCCACGGTCGAGAAGATGCAGGCGTTCGACCGCTTCATGATCGGCATCCCTGCGTTCTGGAAGGGCCAGGCCTACTTGCTGGAGGCCAAGCTCCGGTATCGGGTGCAAAGCGGCGTGCTGACGCTCTGGTACGACCTGATCCGCCCGGACCTGGTGGTCAATGACGCGATCGACAACATCCTCGACCAGGTCAAAGAGGCGACCGGGTTGCCCGTCCTATATGGAGCGATCGTCAAATGACGCATCTGGACGATCGCCATATGCTGCTCGGCCTGACCGGCCGGGCCGGCGCCGGCAAGGATACCGCGGCAGACGTGCTGTGCGAAGGGCACCAGTTCTATCGGTTCGCCTTCGCAGACCCGGTGCGTGCCGAGATCGTCCGCGCCTTTGGCGTGGACCTGTCAGTGTTCGACGTGTGCAGCAAAGAGCACAAGATCGACGCTTTGGCGATCGCGCGGTGCGCTGATCCGGATTTCCGGCGCGCGGCCGGCAAGCTGGGCGTGAGCATGACCGAAGCCCGTTCTCCGCGTGAAATCATGCGATGGTGGGGCACAGAGTATAGGCGCGCCCAGAACCCACGCTACTGGACGAACCGGGCCGGCGAGACCCTATACGAGGCCAAGCGGCGCGGCTTTAGGCGCATTGTCATTACCGATCTGCGCTTTCGCAACGAGGCCGATTTCATCCGCTACCACGGCGGCAAGGTGTGGGAGATTCGCCGGGCCACGGCTGAATGCGTGCCGGCTACCCACCAGTCCGAGCTCGAAATCGGCGCGCTGCAGCCGGACCTGACTATCGAGAACAACAAAAGCATGACGGCGCTGGCCGCGGCAGTCATGCGGGCGTATCGAGAGTCAGCATGAAACCCCGTCGGAATAAGCGCTATCAGCCCCGGCCGGTACGGATCCCAATCACCGGCTTGCGCGACATGATCGCTTTGCATATGCACGCCAGCTTGGCCGGCGTGGCTGTGGCGGGCGATGTGGATTCGTTCAACTCCCTGGCTGACATCATGAACATGGTCAGCGTGGCCATCGATGGCGATAAGCGCTACGCCCATGAGCAGCTGCTGATCCAGGGCGGCGTGCGCGCCATGAACGACATTCTGGCCCGCCTGGAGGCGCACCTGCCGCTGCAGGAGCACCACATAGCACCCGTGCGCGTGGCCGTCACAGCCATCGACTGCGTGTTGCCCTGGCTGGACGTCACCAAGCTGTATCTGGCCGAGCAGGTGGCCGTAGCGGCCGGGCGGGCACAGCGGCAGGCTGCGGAACGCGAGGACGCGCGCCCATGACGATCTTACCCAGCATCTTCTATCTAACCGGGGCGGTGCTCGTAGCCGTCTCGATACTGGCCGATTGGTCTTAACTTCAGGGAGCAACCATGCAACAACTACAAATCCCCCCGCTGGCCGAAGGCGAAACCTACGTCGGCGCGATCGGCGACCAGCACGGCAACGTGCACCATGTCATCCTGCTGCCCGGCGACAACGACGACGCCTCCTGGCAGGCGCAGATGGACTGGGCCAAGAGCATCGGCGGCGATCTGCCCACTCGCGTCGAGCAGGCCATGCTCTGGGCGAACTGCCGTGACCAGTTCCAAAAGGACTGGTACTGGAGCAACGAGCAGCACCAAAACCCCAGCTACGCCTGGAGTCAGTACTTCGGCAGCGGCAACCAGAGCAACTACGACACGAGCGCCGAGGTGCGCGCCCGCGCCGTCCGCAGATTACCCATTTAATCCATTAACCATTTAGGAGGGCCCCTCATGGCCGTCACCCTTAAAGCGATCAAAGCCGAGCAGAACCGCATCGCCAAGATGATCGCGATCTTCGAATCGCAAAGCGCCGTCGACTACCGAGTGCCCGAGGCCGAAATCGTCCTGCACCCGGGCGAGCACTACGTCGGCCTGGTGCTGGACGAGGAACGCAACCCGTCGCACCACCTGATTCTGCTGGCTGGCGAAGCCGAAAGCATCACCTGGCCCAACGCTCAGGACTGGGCGGCCGAGCAGGGCGGGGAGCTGCCCACACGCCGCGAGCAGGCGCTGCTGTACGCCAACCTGCCCAGCCAGTTCAAGAAGGAGTGGTACTGGTCGTGCGAGCAGCACTCAAACCCCAGCTCCGCCTGGAATCAGCTCTTCTACGGCGACCAGCTCATCCTCACCACGAGCGCCGAGCTGCGCGCCCGCGCCGTCCGCAGATTAATCATTGATTAATTTAATTTGTTGATTAGCATGGCCATCCACACTGACCTGCCCATCTACAAGGCTGCCTACAAGCTGCTTGACGCTGTCACCGACATCGTCAGGCACATGGAACGCGCCTTCAAGCGTTCGATCGGCGAGAAGATCGCCAACGAGTGCATTGAAATTGTGGTGCTGGTGTTCCGCGCGAATGTCGCCCAGGACAAGGAGCCCCACCTGCTCGACCTACTCGAACGCCTGCAGGTGATCAACCTGATGCTGCGCCTGGGCATGGACAAAGGCATCATCCCGCGCCCGGCGTACGCCAAGGCGATCGAGACGACCACCAGCATCGGCAAACAGGCCAATGGATGGCGCCGCGCCTCACGTCGCCCGCTTCATGGAGGTCAAGGCTTTCATGACTGAGCGAATCTCTAATCTGGTCGTGCCGCTGCCCCACAAGGGCACCGACATGCGCATCACGGATACCGCCGGCACCCAGCCGGGCCGGTCCTGCGCAGTTTCCCTGCTGAATTATCGGCAGGGCGACGTGGAAAGCACGATAGTCCCAGCTACGCCTGGAATCAGAACTTCAACAACGGCAACCAGAACAACAACAACACGAGCGCCGAGCTGCGCGCCCGCGCCGTCCGCAGATTGGAGCGCACCTGCTGATTTCGACCTCGCCGCGCTGGTCGAGGCCTACCTCGACTGCCGGCGCACCAAGCGCAACACGGCCAGTGCCCTGGCCTTCGAAATGCGCCTGGAGTACAACCTGCGATTGCTATACGACGAGCTGCTGGAGGGCCGATATACGCCTGGGCAATCGATTTGCTTCGTCATCACCCGCCCCAGGCCGCGCGAGGTATGGGCCGCCCAATTCCGCGACCGCATCGTGCACCACCTGCTGCACAATCGGATCGCGCCGCATTTCTATGCCCGCTTCATCGCGGACAGCTGCGCGTGCATCCCCGGCCGGGGCACCCTCTATGGGGCCCAGCGCCTGGAAGCCAAGGTGCGCAGCATCACGCAGAACTGGGCCCGGCCCGCCTTCTATTTGAAGTGCGACTTGGCCAACTTCTTTGTGGCGATCAACAAACACATCTTGGCGCAGCTGCTGGCCAGGCATGTGACCGACCCCTGGTGGTGGCGCCTGACCGAAATCATCTTGTTCCATGACCCGCGCCAGGACTTCGAGTACCGGGGCGACCCTCGCAAGCTGGACTTGGTGCCCCGGCACAAACGGCTCACCGAGCAGCCTGCGCATCTGGGGCTGCCCATCGGTAACCTGAGCAGCCAGTTCTTTGCCAACGTTTACCTGGACGTGCTCGATCAGTTCGTCAAACACGAGCTCCGTTGTCGGCACTACATCCGGTACGTCGACGATTTCGTGCTGCTACACGAATCACCCCAATGGCTGAACGAGGCCAAGGCCCGCATTGAGTTGCTGCTGGCCGACCGCCTGCAGGCCATGCTCAACCCCACGAAGACCATCTTGCAGCCGCTCGAACGCGGCGTGGACTTCGTGGGCCAGGTGATCAAGCCCTGGCGCCGCACGCTGCGCCGGCGCGCCTACAACGATGCCCTGCATCGCGTGGGCACCATCGACGCCGAAGGCCTGTTCGAGACCGCCAACAGCTACTACGGGCTGGCGCGCCAGGCGCCACACAGCCACCACGACCGCGCGCGCCTGTCGAACGCGCTTCGCCGGCGTGGCCACACCATCAAATCTGACCTCACCAAGACATACAGGAGGGCACAACATTGAATCACGACGCCATTTCCGTCCAGATGTGCCGGGATGCCGGCCTGGACGACGCCACCACCGACGCACTGCTGACCCGCATTGCATCTCGCCTCGTGACACGGCGGCAGCTCGAGGCTGAGGCTCGCCGCACCATCGAGGCGTTTGAGCGGCTCGGAGCCCGCCCCGGCCCCTTCGGCCTGTCCGGCGACAGAAAGGCTGCAGAAGATGCGCTGCTGGCGCTGAAAGAGGCTCTCACCCCGCAGGAGCGGCCATGACAATTTTCCACATCATCGGCTACTGGTACCTGGCCATCGCCCTTGTTGCACTGGCCGCTTTCTTCACAGCCATGAGCGTGTCTTACGTCAGGGAGGTGCTGGAGCTCTTTCGCGTGGGCCCGGACGCTGATGACGCCGACCGCTGGCGGGCCTTCCGCGCTGCGCTGACGGGCGATGATCCAGGCTTTCAGACACGCATCGATGCGTATTGGGAAGCACGTGGCGGGCGGCCTGCACTGGGCGCGGCCACGGCAGATGAGATTGATGCAGCGGCGGACGCGGCGCGGTGTGGCCGCGCAGCAAAGGAGGCGTAACTATGAATAAGCGCGGTTTCAACACTCAGGAGGCCATGAATTACCTCGGTGTGAGGGCCCGTTTTTTCGACACGCACCTGGCGCCAATGCTGAAAGGGAAGGGCGTGCGCGCCGGCACCTCCATCATCTATGAACGCGTCGATCTGGACGCCGCCTGGGATCGTTATAAACTGCTGGCTGGTAGTGAGCGTGCCAGTCAAGGAGAAAAGACATGGGACGTTCCAAAAAGCGGGACGGTATCACCCCGTCGCAAAGTGGCGGGTACGAAGTTGACACGTCATACCGAAAGCGGCGCATTCGAGGCTGTGGTTTCGAGTCTCGCCGCGAAGCGGAAGACTACCTCACCAGCGAAAAGCAGCTGATCAAGGCAGAGACAACGAAGGGCCGACGCCGGCCTGTCTCGCTGGACGAAGCCGCTGCAAGATATACCGAGGAACAGGCGAAAGCCAATTCGCCCTCCTTGGGGAACGATATATCGATGCTCAAGCCGCTGGTGGCGATGAAAGGCTCTTTAACAATCGACCAGTTGGACGACGAGTCACTTGAGGATTTTGTGGAGCGGCGTCGCCTGGAGGGGCGCAAGTCCAGCACGATCAATCGCAGCCTGGCGATCGCGCGCGCAATTTGCAACCGAGCAGCTACGTCATGGAAGTTCGAGAACGGCCTGACGTGGCTGGATCGAGCGCCGAAAATTACGCTGTTGGACGAAGACGACAAGCGGCCGCCGCGGCCTTTGGGGTGGTCAGAGCAACCTACGCTGCTGGCTGAGCTACCCGCGCACTTGGAACGGATGGTTCTGTTTGATCTGAACAGCGGTGTGCGGGAAGACGTGGTGTGCAACCTGCAGTGGGAATGGGAGGCACGCGTACGGCTTCGTAAGGAGCTGACCATTTCCGTCTTTGTGGTGCCCCGTGACCATGTCAAGGGCCGCAAGCAGGAACGAGTGCTTATCTGCAACTCAGTGGCACAGGGCATTGTCGACGAGCAGCGTGGCGTGCACCCAGACTATGTTTTCACCTACCCCAAGCCAAAAGGCAAGGGGAGGGTCGCGCACGTACCCGTCCAGCACATCAACAACACCGGCTGGGAAAAGGCTAGGGATCGGGCCGGTCTGGACGATTTGCACGTGCACGACCTACGCCACACGGTGGGCATGCGCCTGAGAAATGCAGGGGTCAGCCCGCGCACGCAGGACGCTATTTTGTGGCACGAAACAAGAGAAATGACTGACCACTACGCCATTGCGCAGCTGAGGGAGGTGTATGAAGCCCTGGAGCTGATCGCTCGACCAAGCGATGAGTTCGAAACGCTGGATTTGCACGCGCTGATTCGGCGTACGAAGATGGCCCAAAACACCGGGAAAACACCGGCGGGGAAAAAAGAGGCCCTGCAAAATGCCCGCAAAGCCGCATGAATACTGGTGCCGATGAGAGGAGTCGAACCCCCGACCTTCTCATTACGAATGAGCTGCTCTACCAACTGAGCTACATCGGCTAAGCCCAAAATTGTACCACTTTTTTGCGCCTCTACACGGCGCGGTCTTGGGGGTGGTTTCCAGACCTTGC